TTCATTATAGCATTGTTTTGTGTAAGTGTTGATAGCCCAAGCCCCGCATTGGTTGCCATAGAAATACCGATGCCTGATGTGGAACTGGTAAATGGTGCATAAGCAATTATATTGCCCACACTTTGCAAATATATAGGCCAACCCAAAAGATGCAAAGCATAACCATTAGGAGTAACATAAAAGTTACCTATAGTACCTAATTCTGCACCCACGCCATTATAACTAAAGTACAAATTTGCAACCCCAGGCACATTGCCTATCCAATTTTTTACATACCAGTTAAAACTATTTGAAAAGGAAGAATTAATTATAAAATAGCTCTGCCCTAAAATTCTACCTTGTGTATCATATATAGTTTGTGTAAATGTGTTATATGTCCCACTATAAGGAGTTGTCATTGTAATAGAATTATAGCTATAAGTCGTTGGTGTCAGTGTAGATGGATTTGGAAATAATATCGGATTATTAAACACACATGAGCTATTTGCTGGACACGGTGTGTATCCCCCGTTTGTCCAGTAGCCACTGCTGTAATTCCGACCAAAACCACCTGAATAGGCGATTGTAGCATACAGAAGGATAGTTGCAATTAAGAGTAGCTTTTTCATGTTCTTACTCCTTCCATACAGTGAATGTGCAAGTTGTAATTGCGTAACCTGTATTGTTCGTAATTACAAACCTTAATATAGAAACGGGGACCAGATTTCCTGCACCCCCATTTGCACTTCCTACCCCACCTATTGCAACTGCTTGAGTTGTTGTTGAAGTTATACTTGCTTGAGGCATAGCCCATCCGCCAACGCCATCTGTTATCAGAGTTGCACAGGATGGCACACTCCCACATGTCGCTGTAAATGGCTGGCTTAAATTGCCCGTTTGCTCATAAGATAGCTGCACAGGACCCCCTGCAAAAGAAGTTGCGGATAATGTTATGAAATATCCTACAACCCCTGTAGAGGTGCTGAGATCAATGTAAGGACTTACCCAGGGGATACCTGGATAAATAGTTACACACGATCCGCCTGTCATATCAAATGATTGGAGTGTCTGTGCCTGAGCTATAAAAGGCATACACATAAACATTAACGCTATTAAAAATCTTTTCATTTTTTTACTCCTTGTGTTTGTATTTGTTGTGAGGGAGGTTGCATAGCCGCAGAAGGCGGCACTTCCCCCATAGGAATCTGAGGAACTGTCTGAACAGGAGGCGATGGGTTCACGAATTGAGATTTATGGATATCCATGAGTTTTGCGACCTGAGTAAGTATTCCATCTGCATTCAATCGCTGTGCTATACCAGGTATGTTCCCGATTATCTTTAAGAAATCAATTATTTTTGTAAGCCTATCCTGATTAGAAATTGTAAGTGATATACCGAATGTCTTGAATTGATAACTACCCTCAATAAGCAATTGCCTTTGCTGAGGTGTCATTGCGTCAGTATTGTAATTGTATTTAGCAAGAAGCGGTTTAAGTTTGCTAACCTTATTCTGGGTTACAAGCATAATAAGATCTTCGTAAACCATTTCTATAACAGGTGTAATCCAGTCGTTCTCAATGTTGCGGGCATACGATTCAAACAGGCTCAACCCTTGATTTGTTTTGCTAAGGATCTCCCGTGCAGTTGGTCGTCCTTTACTTGTTGGCTGACCTTGTAAAAACTCGGTCATACCTGAGGTATTCTGAATTTCTGAATTAAATGCCCAGATCAGTTGCATTATTTCTGGTGCAAATGCAGGGTAATGTTTTATTGATAATGCATTCCCGCCATCACGAGTCTTAAATAATTTACCAGGCTCTATTGTATCAAGTATATCGTCTGGATTGTCTACTTTGTCTATATCTATCTCAGCCATAGGAACTGCTGTTATTTTAGCTCCATCAGTTACGGATTCCATAAGCTCGGAAACTGTCTGGATCAATGAAAGCTGGTTCTCGTAAATAGAGTGGTGGTAAATAGATTTCGGGTCCCAATCTATTGCTGTAATAACAAACGGAGGTTTGTTGTGCCGATATGGATTTGGTTGTGGAGGTTTAATCAGGTATTCCTCATTGGCTATCGTTGCAACTTGGTTATATAATACTTCATCTCCTTCTTCACTAATAATATCACCATAGAATTCCAGTAATGTTACTTGCCTTCTTGAATGGATATTCGTTGGGATTACTCCACGCCGAATTGCATCTTCTCTTTTTTCTTTTGATTCATATACAAGAGGTAGCTTATTCACTTCCTCAATATCATAAATTCCATTCTCAGCTGATTTCTTTATTTTATCATAATCTTGAATAGTTTTGTGTATGATGTATCGGTTCTTGCCGGACGGATCAAGATAAACATCAAATGGGTCTATTGCTTCAATAACTATCCAATCGTCTTTGTAATATATCTTTGCAATCATCAGAGATGTAAGCATTGCATATTTAGCTGCAATTGAGAAAGTTTTAAAGAAGTTGTTATCGTCAAACACTTTATTAACTGCATCTCTAATGAAATCTTTTTTTTGTTCTTCAAGTTCATCTTTTGTGGGGGGAGGGGTAATGTCAGTATCCGGGAATGGGGGACCTATAGTCCAGAATTCATCAGCTTCTATAAGAGCCTGCCGCATTATCGCAGTAGTCTTTTTTATCATGCTTGACAGACGAGGAATAAACAAGCGTGTCTGCCATTCTGCCTTTTGATTCCATCTTGACTGACGACCTGAATATTCAGCATAAACAGCTTTCCAGCTTTGTTCTCTCTCTTTTCGAGCTTCTTTAGCTTCTCTGTAACAAGTAAGAATATATTTTTTTATCTCATCATTAGTCATTTCGCCGTTCCTTTAGCACAACATTGTTAAGTATTTGCGGTATATTTTTAATCTGGAATACAAGCCTATCCGGGTGTTTAACCTTATTCCGGGCATAAATTATACCCAATCCAGCCTTAAGCCTAATATTTTCATTATCAGAAGACAAGAGCTCATGAATTTTAAATGTAGCATCTACAGAGGCTTTCTCAAGAAGCTCATCTGTTTTGTTCTTGATCTCATTTAAATAAGCCTGGAAGGGTTCAGATAAATAATCTCTTACAAATAAATCAACTTCTGCAGGCGGGACTTTTAATTTCTTTATAACTGTATCCATATCATCAAATGGGTGTTCTTGAATATACAAAAGCATTCGTTTCATCCGATAATTAAGGCGTGGCTTTGAAGGTTTATTAACCTCTTGAAGCTCCTGTGTTTGATTAACAGCAAGATTTTTCTCGTCCATAAGGTCTACATATCATTTCAAATTAAGCGTGTCAAGAATAAATAACAGCGGTGAGGAAAAATGGTGAAAAACCCCACCGCCATAGAGGGTATGAAGCCTATTTAGTTGAACCCGGGATTGGGACATTTGTACTTGGTGGCACTGATATAATCTGAGTAGATGGTTTAACAATCTTTGATTTAGCGATAGTAGCTTCAATGAGTGTAGTAATCCATGACACCAGGTCTGGTATTGCTTTGATAGCCTCATCATAAATACCCTGATCTTTAAGAGCTTTAATAATTTGATCCTTCGCCGTATTAAGGGTATCCTGAGCAGCTTTAGCATCCCATGTACCTGTCTTTTTGTAGTTATCTACCGTAGTTTGTATAAGGCTTAAGACAACATTCTCAACTATAGCCATAATCTTTGCCATAAGCATTTGAGTAGCAGAACCAGATTTAATCTTTAGCTCTGCTTCCATCCATGCTAACGCCTTATCCATCCATGTAGGGATGTACTTCATAATCATAGCTGCGAGTACAGATATGATTAATGGTAGGTAGTTAGAAACCAACCATGTTAGTATTGTGTTCATTTCACATCTCCTTTAAATAAAATTTTTATTCTCTGGTAAACCCAGTTAGCTGCATTATATAATGTCTTGAGCGGGATTGTCAAGACTATTTGACCACGAGGGAATCTATTTGCTATATCATCAAGAAATTTAATATTCACACGAACGGCGCCTTAGGTGTTTGTGGCTGCTGATTAAGACTCTTTTTGTAATTATCAAGCTGTATCTTAACTGCAATATTGAGATAATATATTCGCAATCCTATCTCAACTAATATGCATATCACCAACAATGCAGCTATCAGACCAACTATTTCAAAAATGAGTACCATAAATCCTCCTTTAATTTATTTTGCTTTCTTTTTCTTCATACGCCCCCATCCCTTTTGTTACCTCCAGTGATGCCCTTGTCGCCTCTGCAAGAAGTCTCTCAACTATAAAGTCAAGATCTACTTTCCAGTATGTTGCCAGTGCTGATAGGACGGTAAATAAATCATCACTGACTCTCACATTAATTGACTTCATACATTCTCACCTCCTTTATCTCAACAACATTTTTGTACTGGTTGCCAAGTTTACGCTTTATTTTTTCCTTATTAAGGTGCTCATATCGTTTCACGATTTGAATTACCCTTGTACCTGCTGCTTCTATATATCCGTTCACATCATTTGTATTCTTAAATAGCTCCTGCAATAACAGATCCCGTTCTTGTTTACTCTGGCGTACTGTATGCTCTGCTTCTCGTATGTTTTCAGTAAGCGCTTTTATTTTTTGTAATGTTAGCGGCAACTCATGGGTAACTGATAATTCAGCCTCTGCCTTATAGCAATCTTTGAAATAAGGACACCTGAATGTAAAGATACCGTCATAAATTGTGCAAGGTGCAAGATGAGGTGAATATTCTTCAGGAATAGGTGGTAACTGTGTAAAAGAGTTTAAGCGATCAGTTCTCTGTTTTATAATCTCAAGCCAATATTCTTTTTCTTCAGGAGTTAAGCTATATTCATACGATTTTAGTTTTTGAGTACTAATACAAAATAATTTCATAAATACTTTCTCTTGTTGTGTAGCCCAAGCTTTACAAACAGATTCATCATAAGGTGTTGGTTCGGTATCTGCGTAAGTTACTTTAGCATATGTTGGAAAACTATCTTCAAACCATAACTCTATAATGTGAAACATGGGGGGTCTATTATATACCGAAGGTGGTTGAGTTTTTTCAATCCATGCCTTTCTTGGGCAACCAAACAAACTTTTTATTGTATCAATCTCCATTTTATTTTCTCTCCTATATATAGGAAACGAGTGTCATCAAAGCACCCATCTTTTGTACCAGTAGAAATCTAAGTTCCTGATACCTAACAATTTTTCTATTTTATAAAGTTTGTCTTTTGGAATATCCTGGGGCCATTCGGCTCGTGTTATCTTCTGGACATTAGGAACTCCAATTTCTTCACAGAATTGTTTTGTTGTAATATGTTTCATATTCGCAAGAAGCCAGATCGCTTCTCCGAAATTAAGTTTTGGGTATGCATCGTATGGGCGGTAACTCATACAACCTTCCTTTCGTACAAACTCTATGTATAGCACCTTCATATTTTTTTTCTCGTTCCGCAACAACCTCTTTAAATATTCTGTTTGGTGGAATATCAAGGAACTTGCATATTGACTGAAGGTTTTGAAAGGCAGGGAATACACGACCATTTTCCCATCGGTTCACCTGTTTAGGGGTAACCCGCAAAGCAGCTGCAAGCTCGGATTGTGATAACCCAAGAGCACGACGGGTATTCCTAAGCCATTTCGGGAACCCCTCATAATGGGCATATCTGTCCAGCGGATATATTGCTTCTTTTGTTACCCTACGGGCTATCATAATACATGTAATATCAAATTATAAATCTTTGTCAAGAATTATCTTGACAAGACCAGTGTATAATAGTATTGTTTATTCATGCCAGTATTAGAAATAGATTTTAATGAATTATTTAAAGAGTGGTATGGTTCTCAAAAGGATTTTGTTTATGATTTTAAAGCTGATGACAGCTACAATAATTTTTATCTTATATTTCTTGGTGGTAACGGTGCAGGTAAGACTTTAGCACTTGCAAGGAAGGCTATTTTATCTGCATATCTATTCCCGGCTTCCAAAAGTTTAGTTACCCGATTATATTATGAAGACCTTGAAGCAACTACTATGGCAACTCTTTTATCAGCCATACCTCCAGAAATGGTGATAGACTGGCATTCCAAAAAAGGAATTCTTGTTGTCCAATCACGAGATCCAGATCGGCATTCTATAATAGAGTTCAAGGGAATGTTTCGCAGACGAAAGGCTGAGAGTTTAGGGTCTCTTGAATATAACTTTGCATTTGTAGATGAGGCATCTGAGATGCCAGAACGAACATTATCAGATCTGAGACGCAGGTTAAGATTTCCAACAACCAAGATCCATTTCATGGCGCTTACTGCAGTAGGTCCGGGTATGGATCATCATCTGTATAGTTTCTTTGAGCTTCATAAAGATCCTAATCGGCGAGTTTATCATTCCTCATCAAGAGAAAATTTGTCACTCACACAAGGATATTTGAATGAGCTTGAGCAAATGCCGGAGTACCAGAAGCAGGCTTTTATTGAAGGTGGTTGGGGTTTACAGTATCTTGGAAAACCAGTATTCCCTGAGTTCACTCGTTCGTTTCACGTGAAACATCTTGAAGTAGAGCCATCGTTACCGATGTACCGAAGCTGGGATTTTGGATTTCATCATCCAGCGGTTCTGTTAGCTCAGATAGACAACGATGGACGAGTATTCATATTTTCAGCCCTTATGGGTGAAGACATATATCTTGATAATTTCTATAAACTACATTTAGAGCAACTAAACAAGTATTATGATCCGTCAAGACAAGATATATATGACACTTGCGATATTGCAGGTTCGCAACGACAATCAAGTGCTGTAAAAACAGATATTGAGACTTTAAAGGAGCTGGTTCCTGATATAAGGTTGAGAACGAGATTTTGTAAAATAGACCCTCGTATTAAGCTTATCCGACAACTATTATCAA